CATACCGTAGGTGTTGAACCAGTCAGCACCGGTATACATCTGAACTTGTAACTTACTTCTATCAACGTAGTAGTTAGCGATACGACCACGCTTATCGGCAGCCTTACGTGCTGAGTCTGAAACCATATTGGATGCGGAGCAGTTGAACGCAGGTAGTGGGGCCATAGCCTCAGCCAAGTCGCGTGCTGCCACGTCAATCATATTGGCAACGAGTGGCTTTGGATATTCCTCAGAGAACATAGAAGGATAGACCTTCGAGATGTCTCCCTGACGCGCTGATAGTACATCGCGCATACGTGCGTCACGGCGTGCGTAACGAGTCTGCAGGCGTGATACCTTAGCGGTGATTGCCTTTATATCTAAAGCCATTTATTAAATCCTTACTTAGTAGGCCATTCAACCTTGTCGGTTGCAGCAGCTTCTGCCTTGCCTGCTGCATATTTTGAAGCAACCATTGGATTAACTTGTGGGGTCTTTACTGCACCCTTATCAATGTAATGCTGTTCAATCTCCTGTGATTCTTTCACAGTGTCATAGCCTGGTGTGATTGCCATTTGTTGTCTCCTTAAACAAAGAACTTATTCTCTTGTGCCAACATCTCATCAATGTTGACCACCACTCGCCGTTGTTGTTCTGCCCTAGTTAGGAATGGATTACGAAGGTGGGTCTTGGAGTACTGACCATTGTTCAGCATCTCGCGTGCCCTGATCTCGCAGAACCATAACGCCATCACCATATCGGTCTTGCCTTTGGTGGTGGGTGACCAAGTAATCAACTGCTCGATTAGACTCTTGACGTTCTCGGTCTGGTCACTAGGTAGATGTATTAAGTTGTCGCGGTGGTGCTTGCCGTCTACTTGCTTTGTTCCAAACAAGGTAGACATAGATGCCACACCGAATCCTGAATCCCATTTGTTGCTACCAGTATGGTGCTCACGCAGATAGATACCGCGTGTATTCAAATGTTGGCGGATGCCTTCGTCCTGCGTTAGAAATGCTTGGAAAGCGTTCTTCTCCACAATCCACTCAGCCGGCTTATAGATCTCTGTCCAGCTAAATATAAGATCTCTAATAGCCTGTGGAGATGGGCGCGTAATCTTTGTCGCATCCAGAATGTAGCGCTTATGAGAATTGCGGTCAATAGCATAAGCAATGGCGGCAGTATCTCCAACGATTGCAGGGTCAAGGCCGCAGACAATAGTATAATTATGAAGATCCTTGGGATGTCCTGGTGCGTCTGCATTTATAGGTCCTGACTTTCTCATTCCGTCAATGGAACCTCTGACACATACAGGGTCAAATATTGCATCCTCAGATACATCTTGCTGTTGGTAGACTAGCGCCCACGTCACACTATCCATCGCTTGACGTTCGTTGAAAAGGTTACGACCATTCCATCTTGGATAGAGGCCGTAATCATCCTTCTCGTTCTCCAACTGACCATCGAATGGTTGGTCGGATGCGGGCCAAAGTGTTTCCCACTTTTCAGGATTTTCATCAGCTTGCAATAATGCAGGCATTGCTAGATAGGTCCAAGGCACATTGCCACCCGGGTATCTATCAGGATTCCGTAATTCTTTGTATAGGTCCACACTTGCAACGCGTGTACCAATAACGATGAGTTTGCCTGTTGGGTTCAAGCGGCTTCTAACGTCTTGCGTGAGCCAGCGTATTTGTTTCTCGAACTCGTTTGCGTTCTTCAAGGTAACAGCGTCATCCACGATAATCATATCGGCACGCTTACCATAGATCTGACCACCGATACCTACGGCCTCGATGTTCGGGTCCTTCTCACTAGACTCGCGTAGTTCGTTACCAAAGGTAACGCGGGTGGATGTCCAGGTAGCAGACTTAGAGTTAAAACCGATACCGGCAGCGTATGCCTGGTGTAGGTCTTCATACATCGGTGCAGTCAAGCGTTGCTTGATGGCGTATAGAAAGTCTGCTGCAAGTTGCTGAGTCTGGGAAACTATCAGCACTCGAAAGTTAGGGTTCTGCACTATGCGGTAGGTCACATAGTCTACGGTGATGGTAATCGACTTGGCGTGGTTTGGTGGGATGTTGATGAGGATACGGTTATCCCCAACACCCTTCTCAAACTTCATAGATGGATGGAGCCAGCTTGGCTCACGTCCTTCGATTACATCCACCAAGTTCTGTTGGTGGGCGAAAGTTTTTTGATGGAGGAACCGTTCACGGAACTCGGCAAAGCCGATATCGTGGACATCAGCCGATGCGAAGGATTTGTTCTTAGCACCTAAGCGAGTTCTATCTGCTAGGTCAGCAAAGTTCTTATCGGATCTACGATAGTAGTCGTAGGTCTTGACCGATTTACCAGCTTGGGCACAAGCCTTCTCAACCGTCATACCTTCTGCTAGGCAGGTGAGGATGACCTTCTTGGCGAGGTCTGCTGTTGCTTTATCTGACATAATTCCTTCGGCGTGTATTGGTAGCGCTTCGCTTATATTGATGGGGAAGGAATAATGGTGGAGATTGATTATCTACTTATAGATACATTACACCCGCTTGAAACCCGACCACCCAAGTAGAAACTCCCGAGCCGCGCTAACGCGGTGCGAGGGGTAAGTTAGTGCTCGGCCTAGGCGGCCTCGCTAGAGGCCAGTACGGGGTAATACTATCCCACCCGCCGTATTACCCCTCTATATATACTAAGGCAGAAAAAAATGGCTATTTCTTGTTTTGTAAATGTGATGTTAGTCACCATAGTTAAAACCGCAGGTCAGACGGGGTTTTTAGATCAAAGTATTTAGTCACAATGGTAGCTAACTAGGGTTTAGCAAATATATTTTTTGGGGGTACATAACATACAGTGGTACAGATATTAACAACGGGGGGTGTCCGTTTTGCCCGTTGTATGCGTTATTGTCGGCTTTGATACCCTTTGATATGAATTAAGGGGCGGACTAGATAACCGGCGCTCTTTCACCCTGCGCCCTGCCCTGCCCTAATCGTTAAGCCCTATTAAATTTAATAATCGTCTAACTAATCATCGGCCTATCCATTACCTAATCGCCGGCCACTTGCCCGCCGGCTCTCCCCACTAAGTTACTCAGCTAACCGGATCAGTAACTTAATAGACTATGCGCCTATCACCTACCGGCCTATCATTTACTGGCCGGACACGCTTTCACTTGCCTACTTGCAAATAGGGTAGGCTACCCTTTACACTTAACCCGTGAGCTAATCCGGCTCACCGATTGAAAGGTAGAAAAATGAATTGCACATATTGCAATAGAGAAATCCCAACGCGTAAGACTTCTCGTAATACTTATGCAATCCTTGATTGGATTAGCGCTAGCGTTGCCGGCAACTTCTGCTCTGAGGCTCACGCACTAGAAGCCACAATCCAATTTAACTTCTCTAATGAAGCTATGAAAGGCGGTATCAACTAATGTTTAATAAATTGACTTGTCTATTATGTGATTGGCAAATAATTAACCTTGACGCGTTAATGCAAATAAATGACGGATTAATGTTTTCAAGTAATTGTCCTAAATGTGGCGGTCAATTCTGGAAGTGGGAAAATAACGATCGCGTCCGCGTTACTCTTAACGGGGATTATCTGGAAAGCGAGAAAATCTAATGACTAAGAATACCCGCGAGAATATCGGCGCGATACTATGGGGAATTTTAATTTTCTCAGCTCTTGAATTTATTTTTTTAATGGCCTACCTACACGGCCATAACCTAACCGGCCTTTTGATTAAATAACTAAGGGAGATAACTAAATGAATACTAAAGAATATAATGGTTGGGCTAATAGAGCGACGTGGAATATCTCGCTATGGATAAATAACGACGAGCCTATCTACCGGTTGGCGGTTGAATTTATGGCCGGGTATAAGGGTAAAAGGCCGTATCGTGATTTTGTGCGTTGGGCAGGGCTAGAAAATGCCACGACGCCGGATAGGTTTAGCTTTACCGGCTCACGCCTTAACTATCGTGAGCTAAATGAGATGATGAAAGAGCTAATTTAATCGCTGACTATTGCCTATCGGCTCACCGGTAGGTAATGGCCTACGCTTAAAGGTTAAGCGGGGAGGAGAATATTTAAATGGAAATATCAGTATATCGCCACGCGGAGGGCGTGGAATTGGCCACTATCGCCGGAGGCTATCGCGTAAGCCGGCTTTATATCGGCTACACCTTGAAAGAGGCTAAGAGGCTATTCCGCGCTTATGTGAAAGAGAGCGCGGGCAAATGATCACCCTACTATTGGCTACCTGCGCCGGCCTCGCCGGCGTGGGCATAGCCCTATTTAATGACCCTATAAATGCGGGAGAGAGCGAGAGCGAGCTATGAATTGCGAATATTGTAAAGAGGAGAGTAATAAAGAGATGTGTGATCATTGCGCTGAGGCAGAGGAGGCCGGCGTGTTAGATGATTACTTATCGGGGAAAGTTAAATGTCCGGCGTGTGTAAGAGCTTTAGGTGAGTAAATCTATGACGGAATATGGGTT